GATCTACAACATGAAGAACCGGTTCCATCAGGACTGGAAGGACAGGGCCGAGGTGACGCACTCGGGCACCATCGGCCCGCTTGTCATCAAGTACACGGACGACGGCACGCAGGAATGAAATCGGTCACCATCGCGCGAAACCCCGTATACCGTCACCTCTGGACGGACCGGAGCCGGTTCAATGTCGTCTACGGCGGAGCCGGGTCGGGCAAGTCGTACGCCGTCGCGCAGCGCCTGGTTCACCGCTTCGCGTCCGAACCTGGCCGGAACATACTCGTCATCAGGAAGGTCGGCAGGACGAACCGGCTGTCGACGTTCGCGCTCATCAAGCACGTGCTGTCCCGGTTCGGCATTCTTGACGCGGTGACGGTGCGCGAGTCGGACATGACCATCACGGAACCAACGGGCAACATGATCGTGTTCGAAGGGCTGGACGACATCGAGAAGATCAAGTCGATCACGTTCCCCTCCGGGCCGCTCACGGATATCTGGGTCGAGGAAGCGTCGGAAATTTCGCAGGAGGATCTGCGCCAGCTCAACCTCCGGCTCCGGGGCCGTGCGCCGCACCCGTTCCAGATCACGCTCACGTTCAACCCGATATCCGTCGACCACTGGCTGAAAGCGGAGTTCTTCGACAACCCCAAGCCGAACGCGCTCACCATGCGCACGACGTACCTCGACAACCGGTTCATCGACGACGACTACCGGGGCGAGCTTGAAGCCCTGCGCGTGTCCGACCCGACGATGTACCAGGTGTACGCGCTCGGCGAATGGGGCCAGCTCGGCGACGCAGCGTTCCCGCTTGCCGTGTTCGAACCCTGCCGGTACAAGCCGGGAGACTTCGACCGCGTGGTGTACGGGATGGACTTCGGGTTCCAGCACTACCATGCCATCGAGGCCATCGGCATCAAGGACGGCGAGCTGTACTCGTTCCGCGAGATGTACTGCCGACAGCAGACGAACCCGGAGATCATCGCTCAGGCGGAGCAGGTGCTATCCAAGGCGCAGCGCGTCGTGGCCGATTCGGCAGAGCCCAAGTCCATCGCGGAGTGGCGCGCGGCAGGCTATCGCGTCGAGGCCGCGAAGAAGGGGCCGGATTCGGTTGAGGCGCAGTTCGGGTACCTCCGGGCCCGGAAGTGGCACATCGACCCCGTGGCCTGTCCGGGGCTGGCGGCCGAGGTGCGCGGGGCGGTGTACAAGAAAGACAAGTCCGGTCGTGTGACCGAGGAGATAGTCAGCTTCCACGACGACGCGCTCGCTGCGTGCCGGTACGGTGTCGAGGAACTAGTCGCGCCGAGGATCGCTCGGCCAGTCCGCATCCAGGGGGTATAGCATGCCGGTCGACGTAGGAAATATCGAGTACCAGTCATGGACCGCGCGGTGGAAGCTGATGCGGGATACGGTCGCAGGCGAGCACGATGTCAAGAAAGCAGGTGAGACGTACCTGCCCAAGCTGTCAGGGCACGACTCGGTTCGGTACAACGCATACCGACTGCGCGCGTCGTTCGTGGAGTACACGGGCCGCACGCTTGACGGCCTGACCGGGCTTCTCATGCGTGTCGACCCGATTATCGAGCACCCCGCTGGCCTACAGGACGTGGTGGACGACATCGACATGGCGGGCACGTCGCTCCGGTCGCTCATCGACACGATCGCCGAGGAAGTCGTTTCGATGGGCCGGTGCGGGATCCTTGTGGACTACACCGCGACCGAGCCTGCCGACATGACTCTGGGCGAAGTACGACGCTCAGGCCAGCGGCCGTTCGTGACGCTGTACAAACCCGAGGCGATCATCGCATGGCGCACGGGCCGCGTCGGTTCAGGCACGGGCCTCGTGCATCTGCGCCTGTCGGAGACCGTCACCGAGCCTGACCCGAAGGACGAGTTCGCGGTCAAGAACGTGCACCAGATCCGGGTGTACGACCTCGTGCAGGGCTCCGTCGCTGTCCGGGTGTTCCGGAAGGCCGACCAGTCGAACACGTGGGAAATGGTATCGCAGGCCGTGCCGGTCAAGTCAGGCGCGCCCCTGGACCGCATCCCGTTCTACTTCTTCGCGCCCGGGACCACAGGGCCGGAGATCATAAAGCCGCCGCTCATGCCGGTCGCATCGGTGAACCTTTCGCACTACCGCACGATGGCGGACTACCGCAACGGCCTGCACTGGACGGGCGTACCGACCCCGGTCTTTATCGGCACGCTTGTCAATCCTTCAGGGGAGCCTGCTGACGTGGTGTCCTTGGGTTCCGAGTCCGGCATCTGCATCGCCGAGGGCGGCGACGCGAAAATGCTTGAGTTCGTCGGCGAGGGCATCGAGGGCGGCCTCGGGAAAAGCCTTGACCGCGACGAGAAGGCCATGGCGGTCCTGGGTGCACGCCTCATCGCTCCGGACAGGAAGCAGGCGGAGACCGCCGAGGCCGCGGCCATCCACCGCGCCGGCGAGAACTCGGTGCTCGCGTCCATCGCGAACACGATTTCCGACCAGATGACCGCGCTCCTGACATTCGTCGCAGAATGGGCTGGCACGCCGGGCGCCTGCCGGGTGGAACTGTCCACGGACTACACGCCGGAAACCATCGACTCCGCGACGCTTACCGCGTTGATAGACGCGTATATCAAGGGCGGGATCTCCCGTCGCGAACTGTTCGACGCCCTTCAGAAGGGCGAGATCATCGACCGCGAGAAGACGTTCGAGGAACACGAGGCGGACATCGCAGACGACCCGCCGCCCCTGGGCACCATGACCACGCCTCCGGCTGACGACAACGAGGACGACGAGGACGCCTGATGCAGGACGCACCCAAGGCGAACGAGAAGCCCGTCAACACCCTGTTGTTCAGCAGGGCGGTACGACATGCCGTCGCGCTTGCACGCTTGGAGAATGACAACGTGCGGGCGATTCTTTCACTCCTGAACGCGTCGGACAAGCGCATCCGCGCAGAGATAGCCGCGCGCGAGGAAGACGACTGGACGCGCCTCCGGCTCCGGCTGCTCCTTCGGGCCGTGGACGACATCGCTGCCGAGGGCGGCGAGCAGGCGCTTGCCGAACTGCGCACTCGCATGCAGGGCCTCGGTGGTGTCGAGGCGGGATGGCAGGCCAAAGAACTGACGGGCCAAATGCAGGTCAACTTGCAGATAGTGCAACCGTCTCCGGATCAGGTTTTCGCCGCGGCCATCGCGAGGCCCTGGGGCGACGGACAACTCCTCGAGCGCACGTGGTCGCGGATGTTTGACGGCCGGCGCGAGACCATCGAGGGCGTACTGCGGCAGGGGTTCCTCGAAGGCGAAACGACGCGCAAGACCGTCCAGCGCCTGTTCGGCACCCGGGCCGCCGGGTACAAGGACGGCATCATGGAGGGGCCGCGGCGCCGTGTCGAGGCCATTGTGCGCACTTCAACGCAGCACATGGCCGCCGTCGCGCGCGAGCAGGTGTACGAACGCAACACCGACGTCATCAAAGCCGTCCAGTGGGTCGCGACGCTTGACTCGCGTACCTGCGAGATCTGCGGCGCCCGGGACGGCAAAACGTGGGCGAACGGCGAAGGGCCGCGCCCGCCTGAGCACTTCAACTGTCGGTGCACGACCGTGCCGGTCACCAAGTCGTGGCGCGAGATGGGCATCGACCGAGACGAACTGCCCGCGGGCACCCGGGCATCGATGAACGGACAGGTGTCCTCCTCGCTCACCTTTGACGCATGGCTCCGCACGCAAAGCCGCGAGACGGTGCGCGAAGTCCTCGGTGTCAAGAAGGCCGAGATGTTCCTTGCCGACAAGCTCCCGCTGTCCCGCTTCGTGCAGGACGGCCGCGTCCTGACTCTCAAAGAACTCGCCGAACGCTAGAAAATACCCGTCCAGCACGAATCCGCGACCTGTTGTACGCTCCTCATGTCGAGTCAGCAGACGAGACAGCCGTCATCGACGGGTGCCAGCAGGCAATACCAAGGCGGGGCTCCGCCGGGGGTGAAGATGAGTTTCAGAGACCAGATCAAGGCGCTTCTCGTACCTGAGAAGGCAAAGGACGCCGAGCCGATCCTCGACGCGCTGGATACGCAG